TGACTGCGCTACAGACAGATCAGGTCACGCCAGCAGGAACTTACACGCTCGATAGCGCAACGCAACCTAGTAGCATCACTCGCGCGACGTAGCGATGGCGTCTTCTACTGGGTCCGTTATCGCGGGAGGCTTTGGTCTCTCGGGTAGCGCTGCGCTCGTTATCACTGGCGGGTTTGGCGCGGGCGTTCAAGGCGGATACATCGTCACGCCTATCAATCGGGTGTTGAGTATCAGCGCTGAGAATAGAACGTTACGGATTGAAGCCGAGGATAGAACACTTGCTATCTCTGCCGAGGATCGCGCGTTGCAGATTGAGCCTGAAGACAGAACCTTACCGATTCATGTTGAAGACAGAACACGGACCATTCAATGACGACTGAGACTTTCAACTACACCGGGATCAATCGCCCAAGCATACCGATGGATTCTAACGCGGTGCTTGATTACGTTTTCAATTGGAGCGATTGGCTGTTCGCGATCTCCGATGACATAACATCGCACACTGTCACGGTGAACGGCGTGACGCTCGATAGTTCGTTAGTGATCGATGGGCTAGAGGAAGGCGGGGCGAACGTGACGAATTCCCGCGTGCGTGTGTGGCTGTCTAACCCGACTGTGGCGGTGGCGAGTTGTGCGTGCCGGATTACGACGACAGGCGGGCGTGTGGATGAGCGCACCTTTTACCCGCTGGGGCAGGAACGCTAATGGCCGTTCGTGCGGGCACCTTAGATCGGCGCGTGTCGATTGAGTACAAGAGCATTGAGCAAGATGCTGACTACGGCACCGAGGTTATTACATGGATTCGGTTAGCGCTTGTATGGGCGAACGTTGAGGATATGTTGCCTAGCCGTAGTGAGGCGGTGCGCAGCGGGTTAGAGGTTGCGCGTAATCAGGTGCGCATACGCATGCGCTACCGCGACGACATCACCAGTGATATGCGGATCATCGTACACGGGCGCAATGGTGACGTTGCCTATGAGATCGTCGCGGGCCCGGCGATGATGGGCAGGCAAGAACAGTTAGAAATGGTTTGCGAAAAGTTCACGAGTTAAGACCATGGCAGACGTATTCGTTAAAGGCGGCAAAGAGCTTGACGAGTTTTTAAAACGCTTACCTTCAAAGATCGAGAAAAATATTTTGCGTTCAGCACTGCGCGCGGGCGCGACGGTATTCAAAGCGGATGCGGTGGCGAAGTGTCCGAGCGGGCCGACTGCGACTGAAAACAAAAGGTTGTATGGCGGCTATGAGGGTGCGTTGCGCGATAGCATCCGCGTGACCACACGGCACAAAGGCGTAGCGGTATCGGCTAGTTTGAAAGCTGGCGGTAAGCGCAAGGGCAAGGCGGATGTGTGGTACGCGCACATCATAGAGTACACGGGCGCGAAGGCGCACGAGATTACGGGTCAGCATAGGTCGATGCTTTTCTTCGGCGGTAGGTTCGTGCGCTCGGTTAACCATCCGGGTATGAATGCCAGACCGTTCATGCGCCCGTCGTTTCACAAGAACGGCCGGCGCTCAATTCAAGCGGTGGCGGCTTTCATAAAGCGCAGCTTGACCAAGAAAGGGTTAGACACGTCGGCGATTAACACAGGGGATGAAGAATGAGCGACGCTGTGATAGCGGTTCGATACTTGCTGGCGAACGATGCTAACTTGTTGGCGGCCGTACCTGCAACGCGTATTAAAGCGGGCGTGCTTCCGATTAAGACTGTTATGCCTGCGGTGTCGGTGACGCATCTTGATACGCAAGAGCGGTTGACGATTTCCATGAGTGAACCGTCAATCATTGCGCGCAGTCGGATCCAAGTTTCAGCTTTTGCAAAAACATATTCGCAGTGCAAAGCCATTCTTGAGTTGGTGCGAAAAGCGCTGCCCCACACACGCGGTATGGTGGGCGGCGTGGAGCTTGATTCTATTCTGCCTGAGAATGCGAATCCTGACTTTTTCGACACTGACGATGGCATACATATGCAGTCACGAGATTTCATCGTTCAGTTTGTTGAGACGATGTAACCGAGCAGTCGTAGCACCCGGTAGTTCTTGCCGCCTTCGGGCGGTTTATTTTTGTCTAAAGGAAACACATCATGGCACAACGTATCGTTGTTGAAACTATTGCAGGCGCAACTCTTTCCGTGAGCGCGGACATTCCGGCGACGTTCGATGAGGCGGGCTACGCTTCAACGGATGTCGTGTGGACGCTCTGCGGCGAGGTTGAAAACTACGGCAACCACGGTGTTGTCGCTACCATCGTTGAGTTCACGCCAGTCGATACCGCTGTCGTCACAAAGCTCAAGGGCTCGAAGAATTACGGCACGATGGCATGTACGCTCGGCAATCTACCGAGTGATGCGGGTCAAGCTATTCTGAAGCTTGCCGCCGAGTCGAACAATCATTATTCGATTCGGATCATATATCCCGATACCGAAACGCAATACCTCGATGTAATCGTTGGCTCGTTTGAATACGTTGACGGCGCGGTTAACGATGTTCAAAAGGTTAACGTATCTCTGGCGCTTGCACGCGCGCCGGTCATCGTGCCGCAGGTCTAATCCTATATGGATATCAGACAATTTGCAGTTGAGGAAACGGGCGCGCTGGAATTAGTCAGCGCGTCCGACGTACCGCTCATCGGAGACGACGGCCAGCCTATGGTCATCGTGCTCTATGGGCCGGGCAGTAAGCAATACGCCAAAGCACAAGCGGCGCAACAGAATCGCATGATTGACAAGCTCAAACGTAAAGGCAAGAGCGATCAGAGTGCGGAAGAGAAAGCCCGCGAGCAAGCCGATTTCCTTGCGGCATGCACGCAAGATTTTAGCGCGAACATTACCTATGAGGATCTAAAAGGCGAGGCGCTATACAAGGCAGTGTACGCCGACACAAGTATCGGGTTCATCGCCGAACAAGTCGGAAAGTATATTGGTGACTGGGCAAATTTTACGAAGCGCTCATAGATGAGTTGAGCTTGTACGTGCGTCACTCTGCTTGGTTGGCAGCAGTGCCCGAGGCAGCGGCGCACGAGAAGCAACAGCGCACGTCTAGGCTTGAGCGCTTACGGGAGTTGCACAAGGATCCGGACTACCAGCCGGATATGCCGTCGGTTGAAGGTGCCGCGTATTTACTCGGCTACCTGTTTGATGTTGGCCCGGTACTCGCGGCGGGTATGGGACCGGGGCCGATTACTTACACAGAGTTGGCGGCGTGGTGCCAGCTTCACAGTATCGAACTTGAACCATGGGAAGTTCAATTTATGCGCCGGCTTTCGTTTGAATACCTGAACGAACTACGCGCTGCTGAACAACCAGACCGCCCGGCTCCGTGGGGCGTGGTTCGAGCGCAGTTCACGGCGACTAATATGCGGGCGCAGATTGCGGCGCTTGCCAACTTGTAAAGCTTGCTACTGATAGGGGCGACCAATGCTTGCTGGTGAAGTTGAGATTAGGCTGATGGCAGAGGTCGCCCGCTTGCGTGCGGACATGGATGCAGCAACCAACGTCGTGCGCAAGAATACTAAGCAGATGGAAACGCTTGCACAACAGGCGTCGAAATCGTTTGGCCAAATGGGTTCTCACATCCGTACGGTGCTTGGTACGTTAGGTATCGCGTTAGGCGTGCGGCAGATGGCGTCCTTCGTTCAGGGTGTTATCGATATTCAAGATGAGGTGATTAAGCTTTCGCCGAAACTGAATATGTCAATCGGGGAGATCGTAGGGCTTAAGCACGCGGTGGAGTTAACGGGGGTGAGTTTCGAGGGCATCCAAAAAGGTTTGAAGAGTTTGAGTTCGTCGCTGTTCGATGCGAGCATGGGGTTAAAGACGGCTACCGATTCTTTTGAATTGTTAAAAATAAATATTCGTGATGGCAGCGGCAACTTAAAAAGTACCACGACTATCCTTGATGAAATTGCGGACGCGTTCGCGGGGATGGAGGACAGCACCGAGAAGACTGCGCTGGCGGTTAAGCTCTTCGGTCGCGCGGGTCTTGACATGATCCCGCTGTTGAACGGGGGCAGTGAAGCGTTACGAACGATGGCGGACGAAGGGCGCAAGCTATTACCGATCACCGAAGAATCAGCGATGCGCGCTGAAGAGTGGAATGATAACGTACAACGGTTATCGACTTCGTTTCAGGGGGCAATGATTCCGGTGATAGACGCAGTGCTGCCGTTGCTGGTCGCATATACCGACAGCATGATCGAGTCTGAAAAGGCGGGTAACGGTATGTCGCAAACGATCATATCATTGCTCACGCCGCTTAAGGCAATAGCGCTTGCTTTCCTAACGATGGGTACAGTTGTCGCGACTATGGCGGATAACGTATTAGGCGCGGTGTTCGCTTTGAATGAATTGCGCAAGTTTAACTTTGCTGGCGCTATGGATGAATGGGCGATAGCCACGCAAAGAGCAGGCGAGCGTATCCGGGGTTTAGGTGAGGCAGCGTTGACGTTGTTTGGTAGTGCAAAGCCGAAAGCATTCAAAGAGACGGCGACCGGCGACGAATTCCTTGATGATACCGGGCGGGATCCAAAGATTCGATTAACGCCGACTGCGACGACAACTGGCGGCGGCGATCCACTCGCAAAGTTCAAGGGCTTGCTCAAGGGATTGCAAGATCAGTTGCGCTTGGAGTCTGAGCTAACGCAGGTCGCTAAGACACAGCGCACGTTAGACGAAATGTCGGCGAAGGATCTCGCCGCGATATCGCCGCTGCGCCGCGCGCAGTTGTTGGACCTCGCGCGTAAAGTCGATCTGATGAAAGCGGAGCTAGCGCAAACCGAGTTGCTGCAAGCTCGGGCTAAGAATGAAGTCGATGCGATCAAGGGTGCGGAAGCACAGAAAATGCAGGCGCTTGAATTCGCTCGCGCGCAGAATACCGTTAGCGATGAGGCGTACTTTGCGGCGAAGATTGCGAGCTTGACCGAGGTTGCTAAGAAAGAGATTGCGCTGATCAACTTAACCTTGGTCGCGCAGCGCGACGCACAATCGAAGACTGCCGAGGGTAGTGCAGCTTGGATCAAAGCGCAGCAGGAGATCGAAGCATCGCAGGCGGCCATTGTTGTGACGACGCAAGCGTTGGGCTTAGCGACGCAAGGCGTGATGAACGAAGCGACGATGGCGGCGAAAGCGTACAAGATGGCCATCGAGGATCTTGATGCGGAGTTGCAATCGCTTGACGGCAACACGGCAGACGGTGCCATTGTGCAGTTCAAGCGCAAGTGGGAGAAGGCACTAGCTGAGGCTACCGCGCAAGGTGACCAAGCAACCATAGATAAGATCGGTGCGCTTCAAGCACGCACGGGCGCAAGCGCGGGTATGAGCGATGAGCAGACGAAGCTTACCGCGATCAACGCGCAGCTTAGCTTAGATGAGCAGCGCATTCAAAACCTGCGCAGCGTTGGTGCGATCAGCGAGCTGGACGCAATGCAGCGCACGGGCGAGGCACGCCAAGGCGTGATTGCGCAGCAGGAAGTTATCGTGCGTAACCTGGAGCGCATTGCCAAGGAAAGCGGCAGCAACGCGATGGTGCTACAAGCGGATCAGGCGCGCGTGGCGCTGGAGAAGTTGAAGATGGAAAGCGATGTGCTCGGGTTGAAGTTCGAGCAGATATTTTCCAGTTCAGCCGGCAGCGCGTTGAACGATTTTATCAGCGGCACGAAGAGCGCCAAAGAGGCGTTCAAATCTTTCAGCGATTCCGTGGTTAAGCAGATCAACGCGATGGTTAGCGAGGCGCTGAGCAAAGAGTTATTCAAGGTGATCAGCGGCACCAGCGGACCGTTCAATGAAAAGGTGCCGGGCGCGACTGGTGATGCTGGCGGCATTGGCGGGATCTTCGGGAAGATGTTCAGCGGCGGTCTAGGCAAGCTGTTCGGCGGCGGGCAAGGCGCGGCAAACGATGGCATGTTCGATAGTCGCGCTGGCGTTAAACAAAAGCCTGCCGACGATCCATGCGCGTTCGAGTGTGATATAGGAAAAATATTACAGCTTGATAAAGCGGAAAGTGCTTTCGGTTCTGTGGCTGATGGCTTCGAGATCGACTTCACCGCGAGCACCGCGCGAGTGGTTGAGCAGTTCGATATGGGCACGCGTGATTTTGATTTGCTTGAGTTGCTGCGCCCTGACGACGTGGAAGCATCGTTCGGTTCGATGGTGAATAGCTTTGAGCAAGATTTCACTTCGAGCACCGGGCGTATATCTACGATGTTTGAGAATGGGCTAGATGGTTCCATGCGTAGCGTGTTCTCTTCACTGCCATCCTTGTTCGGCAGCGGCAGCGGCGGGAGTTCCGGCGGCGGTGGGCTGGGCGGAATTCTTGGCGGCTTAGGCGGGCTGTTCGGTGGCGGTGGCGGTGGCGGTTCGCCAACTATGGGCGCGTCGTTGGATCTCATAGACATGATGGGGATGTTCAATGGCTTTGCGAACGGGTCAGACTTCGTGCCGCGTACGCAGCTTGCCGTGGTACACCAAGGTGAAAAGATCATACCCGCGAGCGAGAATCGCCAAGCTACGCAGATGCCGCCAGTGCAAGTCACGAATGTATTTCATATCAGCGGTCAGACAGATCAGCGCTCGCAAGCACAGATCAGCGCGGCAGCCGGGCAAGGCGTTAACCGCGCACTAGCAAGGAACACATAGCATGGCGTTCATCGAGTCTCCCCGTTTTCCTGAGTTGATCAGTTCACAATCAAACTTCGGGCCAGGTTACAACACGTCTATTGCATTGAACCAAGGCGGCTATCACGTCGCGAATAAGAACTGGACCTACCCGCTACACGAGGGCAGCGTTACGCACGCGGCCCGGACGCAAGCGCAGCTTGACGACTTGCTCGCTTTCTTCCACGGCGTCGCGGGTATGTTTAACAGCTTCCGGTTCAAGAGCTTCAACGACTACACCGTGACGACGGCTGAGGGCACCTTCGTACAGATCAACACCGAAGACTTTCAGTTGATGAAGACGCGCACATTCGGCGCCCTGGTAACACCGTGGTTAGTGAGTAAGCCTGTTAGCGGTACGGTGGTAGTTAACGGCGGCGGCTCGTGGTCGGTGGATTATACGACCGGCATAATCTCGCACATCGGCTCGCCTGTAATCGCGCCTACGACGTGGTCGGGTGAGTTCGATTTTCCGGTGCGGTTCAACGTCGATAAGATGCTGCCGCAATGGGTGAGCTTCGAGTTGTATGACTGGCCATCGATTCCGATCATCGAAGATCGCGGGCCGTTCGTATGAAAACGATACCGGTTAACCTCGCTGCGCACATTGCAACGAAGCGCACGACGCTTGCGACTGCGCTTAAGGTTACGCGCGAAGATGGCACGGTGTACGGATGGACAACGCACGACATCAACGACCCAGTAGACAACGGTGACGGCGGCGGCGAGGTTACCTATCTAGCGAATCCCGGCCTTAAGGTTACCGCCATTCAGATTGCATCGGGGGCGGCGGTAGGAAACCTTGAGCTAACGACGCTCCATGATGGAACGGTGTTCACGACAGGAGACATACTCGGGGGCAAGTGGCGCAACGCGGCGTTCTCGATCTTCCGGTACAACTACGACGCGCTGGCCGATGGGGTGGAGTGGATACTGGCGGGCACGCTGGGCGAGTTCTCCCTGCGTAAGAACACGGTGATTATTGAGCTACGCGATTTGCGTCAGTACTTACAGCAGACTGTCGGCAGTGCATCGAGTAAGACATGCCGTGCACGGCTCGGAGATTCTCTGTGTACCGTGTCGCTGGTAGGGTCGCCTGGTTTCTATACGGTTACCGGCACACTCGATAGCGTAACCAGTCAGCAGATATTCCGCGACAGCACACGCACCGAGGCGGCGGACTTCTTTGGCGAGGGCACTTTTGAGTTCACGAGCGGGGCAAACGCAGGGCAGAAGGTGCGCGTTAAAGAGTACGCCGCAGATGGAACGTTCACGTTGTGGGGACAGATGTTCGGTACGGTTGACGGTACCGAAACGTACGAAGCGGTTGCTGGATGCCGCAAGCGTATCGATGAGGATTGCATTGCGAAGTTCGACAACGTGCTTAACTTCCAAGGTGAGCCGCACCGCAAGGGCATTGACGATCTGACCAAGTCGCCGAAGGCTGATGTATGAGCGAGCGGCGTGAGATCGTTGCATATGCGCGCTCGCTGATCGACACGCGGTTCCACCATCGTGCTCGCGTGCCGGGTCACGGCATTGATTGCGCGGGCGTGTTGGTACTTTGTGCGCGGCGCTGTGCGCTTGTCGCGCAGGATTTTGATCTGCCGCCGTATGGAGAAAACCCCGATAAGAACTTAATGGTCGAATGGTGCGACAAGTTCATGGGGCGGCGTGTAGCGAAAGCCGATATGCAACCGGGCGACGCGCTGGTGATGGTGACCGACAAGTACCCGCAACACTTGGGCGTGATTGGCAACTATAAGCACGGGGGGTTATCGTTGATCCATGCGAGTAACGTAGCGAATCCCCCGCGCGTTGTTGAGTCGCACCTGACGTGGTTGCCTAATCAACGCTTCGTCGCTGCGTACGCTTTCCCTGGGGTCGATCTATGGCTAGCATAGTTCTTGGTAGTATTGGATCTGCCATCGGCGGCGCGGTGGGTGGACCGCTCGGCGCGCAGATTGGATGGGCGATTGGTTCGGCTATTGGCGGTGCGCTCGATCCGCCGAAGACGCAAAAACAAGTTCAACCGTTGACCGATCTGCGCGTGGTCGGCGCGGAGTATGGTGCGCCTATTCCGTACCTTCGTGGCGCGTCGCGGATAGCTGGGCAAATGTGGTGGAACACAAACCGACGACCACTCTACACGACCACGACCACGGGCGGGGGCAAGGGCGGCGGAAAGCCGAAGCAAGAGACGACCACGATCACGTATGAGATGGACTGTTTGTATGGTCTGACTGATAACGAGATCATCGGCGTGACGCGCATATGGGATAACGGAGATTTGATCTACAACGCAGATGCCGAAGCGCCGACGGCGAGCGTTGTCGCGAGCGGCGGCAGCGGATTCTTTTCAGTGTTGGTCGGCAAGCTGGTGCAATCGGTTGGCGCAAAAAAAGAATGGACGCGCATGACGGTCTACACCGGCGCATCCGATCAGCTACCTGACCCAACGTACGAAGCAGCGGTCGGCGCAGGCGCAGCACCGGCATATCGTGGGCGGGGTACGGTATTCATTGAAGGGCTTCAGCTAGGACAAAGCGGATCGCTGCGCAACTTAACTTTCGAAGTCGTGGTTGATGGGAGCGATGGGCCGCTCGTGCGCGGCTTCGAAGCGCCAGTTGGCTTTACGACTGAGACGTTTGCTGGGAATTGTATTGCAGAGTACAACCCCATCAACAGGGAAGTGTGGATGGTTGATGATAGGTACAACTACCCAACAGGGCCAGCGCGGATTGTAATCTTCGATTTGGAAACTGAAACGTTTTTGGACTCGGTTAGTTTTCCCGATTTCGGTGGTGGCGAATATCACGGCGCATGGTCCAATATACAAGGCGCTGTTGGGTTGCAATACGTCCCCGAGTGGGGGCAGTTCATCGTTGCGACTGCTCACTTCGGCGATAACCGCATAGGTAATTGGTCCCTTTACGATGCCGGTTCGCGTGCGTATCTCGCGAACTTCGCGGATGCGAATAGCGCTTGGTACACAGACTATTCGTTCGGGCAATGGTTATTCTGCGTCGATCCAGTGCGTAACGTCGCCGTGTTTTTTGCCGGTAAGTTGTCGGTGTGGTCGCTTACGGACGGGCACGTGCCGGGCGGGAAGATCGTTGAGCATACGGGCGCTTACACCTATGGCAAATGGGGCACAGCGACTAATGATGGAACGATCTACATCGAGGAAATTGCCAACTGGGTTTCTCTGGCACCTGGAAGCTATGCATTCTCTACAACTGCACTAGACTCAGACGGAAAAGATAACGCTAATGGTACTCTGCGCAAGTCGGCATACGATCCAACACGAGACGCATTTTATTATTGGTCGGTGGGAGTGACCGGGCCGGAGAGTGGCGGGTTCAGAGCCTATCTAAAGAAATTCGACTGCGCGACAAAAACAATGTCTAGATTAAGTGCGTATCACTTCGCCATCAATTTTGTTGACTTGGAACCAGGCGGTGCGCCGACTATCGGGCAAAATCAGATTCACTACGCAGCGGACATCGATAAACTTGTTATCGTCACCGGGGCAGGTTCCAGCTTTCCCGGTCATGTGACGTTCATCGATCCATCTGATGGAAGCTACACAAAGTTCGATTTAACACCGGGCGGCAGCCAAGCGTTCAAGGGCTTTCAGTTTGCCTACGCGCCTGGCGTGGTGTGGGGGTGCGGCGACTACCCGCAAGGAGGTACTCGACCTGATCTGAACGAGGCACGTTTCAACG